TAACTCTCCTCTAGTATTATCTATATACCCTTTACTGAGACCAAAATTCTCAGCTGCTTCATTAAGATATATTATTTGGTCGGAATAATCCCATCCATCTAACCATGATTGATGTATTTGCTCTATGCGTTCTCCCTTTCTTCTAAAAACAACTAGATGGGAAGGGTGTCTTTTTTTACCTACGTCAAATCCTGCAAAAATATCTTCATCATCTGCAAAGGTATGCTTAAGGGTAGTAGGTAGTGACCTTAAATTAACGTCTTCACACTTTTCAATATCTTCTGTATCAAAATATGCTTCAGTATTAAAGTGAGGTTGTAGCAGAAACTCTGATGCAAAAGATTTTGGTTTTGCTTTTTGTTGTTCTAATAACCATTCTTCACTATATAGTTCAGGCATCAATACTCTTCTTCCGGGCTCAGGGTCTAGTGCAGGTAATTTTCTAGTTACGAATCTTTCATCTTTTTCTAATATAGTAAGTAAGTCTCCGGGCATCATAGGTGTACCAACAATTACTACTGGTACTCCTTTATTAGGTATGAATAAAGATTCTGTTAAAAAGTGGTCTTCAATCTTAGCCATTTGACCTATAGCAAGAGGACTTTCTGGGTCTTTCAATATGTCATCGGCAATCAATGCTCCATTAACGTGCATACCTCTTTTGAAAGAAAATAGTCCTCCATGTAATATTTCTGCACTTCCCCCATTACCTGTATCATATCGAAATGTAAAGTCAGCTTTAGGGGCTCTATTAGTCATCATGTCTTTTAAGATAGGGTTTCTATTAACCTCTTTATTGATTTCAGATATATGATACTTTGCCATAGTATCACTATAGGATAGATATAGAATATTAACATTCCCCTGTACTTTTAAACTTCTCCATATACTAAAAGCATGTCCTAGTATTGTAGATTTAAAATGGGCTCTAGGTAATATAGCTAGATAATTAAGTCCATCTTCAATACATTTTTCAACTTCTTCAGTTAACTCACCTACATGCCACGCTTGAAAGTATTCAGGATGTTCAAATCCCTGAGACCATATATCTCTAATAAACTCCCAAAAGCTACCTATTTTATACTTATTACTCTTTTCGAGTTTTTCTGCAAGTAATTCAAAGGCTTTATTATATGTTGTTAAATCATCACTCATTTTCTTTTGATGCCATTAATACTTTCAATTTTGCTGCAATACGTTTAACTAAATCAGGGTCTTCGATTTCATCTACTAAAATATTAACTACATCCTGTATAAACTGAATATTAATTAATCCTTCTGCTACTTGTCTTTCTCCCTGTATACCAACATCTAATGCTTTAACGGCATCAAAAGCTCTGTCAAAAGTCAAAGAATTTAACTCTACCCCAGCTTTATCTCTTACAGTCTTATACAAATCTTGATGCTCTTCCTGCATTCTAGCTAGTTTAGTAGATTCGTTCTCTTGCATTTTTTCCATTGCCTTAGCTTGGGTTTCTTTCTTTTTAGTATCCCAATCTAAAGTTCTTATCCAACTATATATAGTAGGAGTAGTTACAACTTCTCTAAACTCTTGAGATACCTGCTCGGCAATCTCTCTAGCAGAATATGTATCATCTAGATATAATCTAAATGCTCTATCTCTTAATTGTCGTGAAAATTTCTTAGGCATTACATATATGCAGCATTAGACCAGTTTGTATCTGCGTTTCCTGATTCAATACTTCCTCCTATTGGGCTACCATCTGATTGTAGAAATCTACTAAAATCTACATTATGTTTATTTTTATTACCAGCTACGTTAAAACATTCTGGTACTTTATGTTTTATGCCTCCTGATGTCACTATTTCTTTATATTTTATACCAATTTCAGCTTTATTACATACACCTTGTATCATAGCATCTTTAGGTCCAAGAGGTTTATATTGAGGGTTCTCTAATAATGTAGCTATCTTTCTTTTAGCTCCCTCTGGTTGTACATTATGCATACATCTGTAATAATCACACCAAACAACTTTAGCATACTTAGCTTTAAACTCTTCTGCTGTCATGCCTTTAGGTAGTTTATCTTCTACTTTGTTATTCTTAGCTTTAGGCTTATCGTAAAAATGAACTGTATGTTTCCCTTTTCCGATTCCTGCTTTCCTATATCCTTTAGGTGCTGCCATTGTTCCTATTCTCCTTATCTTGCTTTAACCCATGTAATGCAATACAAGCTGCATCTGCATAGTCTTGTTCTGTAAATTCATCTTTTATCCATTTTTCTTTAACATAATTCATTATTGTGTCTTTAGCTTGACCCTTTTTAAAAACCTCTGTATTGTTTAAAACTTTTTTCCACTGTTGAGGTTTAGCAGTTAAGCATCTAATATCATAATGATGTAAAAAATATACTATCGAATATACTATAGCTGTAATAGTTCTTGTTGTCAATGGGTTCTGTATATAAAGAGAGTCCTCTACACATACTAACTCTACATCTTTGAAATTAGGTAAGTTATCGTGTATCTGGTCTACTATGTCTAAAAATCTAGCATCAGCTGTTTTTAAGTTAGAGCTCCATTTAAATTTATCTATAAGCTGTTCCTTACCATCTAATACAACAATATGTATTGCTTTGGATGAACAGTCTATCCCTACATACTTTTCCATCTATTGTAACGGAACATTTTCTTTATAGATTTGTCTAGCTAATAATTTATCGGCAACCTTATCTTCTAGCTTATCTCTATTTACAACTGCTAATGTAAATCCTATGCCTAACGCTAATGAACCTACAACTGGTAAACTTTTTAATACTGTTCTAAATACTTTACTTTTCATTTAGTTTCTCCTTCTACATTAATTTTCCTATAACTATTATAGTCACTACAATTACAATAAGTAAACCTAATTGTATACTTAATTTAACTTTAGTCAAAAAATCATTCATTTTTTTTTCTTGTTTTTATTTACGCTTCCGCCTAATAGTACATAAACTATTTTCATAATAACATGTAATATTTTTATTATCATTATTCGCCTTCTAGAATTTTCATGCCTAAAGCGATTATACCACCTATAGTTGCTGTAGATACCTCTGGCATCTCATGAAATAATCCTACTACAGATAAAGTAGTAAGACATGCTATTGCTAAAAATATTTGCGGTCTGAATTTTCCCATGTTTATAAAAATCTCCTACTTATATTATACTCAAATTAATCATTTCCTTGAGTTCTGAGTGCTACTATTCTTGAAACAGTTGCCCAACACTGTGTATAAAGCCTAAGTTGAGCATCTAATTTATTTTTTACGGTAGTTATATCTATCAGGTCTCTTTGAAGTTGTGCTAGTCCTTCATTGGATTTCATAATAATACCTCTACATTCATCCTTAGTAGGTTTTCTACCTTCATACGATGATAGTAAATCAGCGAAAGCAATATTATAATTTTCGTTAAATTGTGCTTCTATAGCGGCTCTTTTAGTTTCAATGTCAGCTACTCGTTGTTCTAGTTGACCTTTGAATCCTCCATATATTACTAAATATTGTTCTAACTTTTTATTGGATACATGAATTACTTCACTGAATTCTAAGTCTGCATCAACATCTGATTTCATATTAACAGTAGGAATGCCTGTTTCTTTCATAATAGTATCAGCTAATTCTAATGCTCTTTTATAACTCCATCTTTTTTCCATTATTTAGTCCCCTTACATTTACAATACCACATTCCTGTGCAAACACTAGGTGCTTCTTCCATTCCCATAATAGACTTACACCTATCTAAAATAGTATCCCACATATCTTTATTCACATCTACCTTAAAGGCTTTTAGTTTCTGGTCGTTTTTATTTTCATAAACTACTACACCATATTTATAATCCTTTAAATTTAAATAAATCTGTAACTGGATTAAATGCTCATGTTTAGGGTATTCTTTTAGTTGTTTAAAATCTTCATCTTTAATAGTTTTAAGTTCTAAGGGAGTTTCCCCATGCTTACCATGTTCAATTAAAAAGTCTATTCTCCCAGAAATCGGAGGATTATCTAACTTAACAGAGATTTCGTCATCTATATAAATATCTGCCTTCTTTAGATACTTCTTCATTCTCTCCTCAAAAGTACCACCATGGTCGAATATTCTTTTAATTCTAGCGTCTATCTCATCCCAATCTAATAAACCATTATAAGCCATATATAAATATCTATCACATGGATTACCAAATAAAGAAGGATAAAACTTACCTTTACTAGGAGGTCTATTCTTATATGCTATTGCATCATCAATAGATTTAAGTAACCATCTATCTTGATTTTTAGTTCTACCACTACTTTTTTTTGGACTAGGTTCACTATTTAATCTATTATTTATAGCTTCAATTCCTGCCATAATTTGTCCTTTATATCTTTATATGTTTTTTCTTTTATATGCCAAACTTCTGTAAAACCCATATCTATTAAGTCATTATCTCGTTTAGCATCTCTTTTAGCTAGATGACCAAAAGGACCATCTGCTTCTATTATAACATCCATTTCTGTTATAAGGAAGTC